CAGGCTGCTAAAGCGGCAGGAGCCGCAGATGGTGGAGTATGGGCAGCCTTTAAGAAAGCATCTACCCCAATTCTAAAAGGGGTAAGCAAACTAGCAGTTCCATTGACATTAGCAATTGATGCCTTCTCTACTTATAAAACAGAGACAGACGATTCGCTAGACCGAACAGATAAGAATATCGCACACACTAAGACTGGTGGTGCATATGCAGGTGCCGCGGCAGGCCTGAGCTTGGGCGCGACCATAGGTTCAGTTGTTCCACTTGTTGGAACAACAATTGGTGGATTGATTGGTGGAATAGGCGGATATTTCCTAGGTTCAAATGTAGGAGAAACAATAGCAGAAGAAGTTGCTGGTAGGGCAGGAGTTGGAGAAGACCACGAACAAGTATCTAATCTAAATCCCGAAGATAAAGAAGCCCTTGTTAAGGCAGCCGAGAAGTCTGGCATTATTGATGTTGGATGGGGCAAAGGAGACATTGATGATTACGACAAATTAGCTACATTAGATAATAATACTTTGAAAGCAATGCTTGATGTTGAAACTTGGAAAAAAGAAGATGAAACTCTAATTCGGAATTTGATAAACGCTAGGACAAAAGGACCCAATGCAATCACTCCTATTGTAGATAAACTCATATCTGAAGAAAGTGGCATTCTGGGGTCCTCGGTTGATGCTACCAAACGTATGTTAATCCCCGACAGGCTGACTGACATAAAGGAAGATGAGAAACAAACCTTAGCCGACACTTTACTTAAACTTGTAGATCTAAATGAAACAATACAAGCGATTAAGGGCGATGGTGCAGCTGCTAGTACAATAGTAAACAATATCTATACCGACAACTCTCAAGGTGATACAATTACAGACGCATCTAGTAGGTCTACTCAAGGTGGAGGTAGTGTTGCTGTGCCACACCCAGCATATCCTGCCATCGGCAGTTCGAGTGCAGTCGGGTTAGTTCCAACAACAAGTACTGCTTATTCATAAAAAAGACCCCAGGAGAATAAGAAATCCTGGGGTCAAGTCAAAGTGATGATTTTTATATTAGAGGAGAACTAATCATCACTTTCGTCATCTTCCTGACCTAGTTTCTCAAAAAATCCCATTGTATCATCATCAGTAGTATCGTCACTATCAAATGGGTTAGAGTCTACGGTCGGAGATGGTTCTGGTTGTGTGGTCGTTGGACTATACGGAATTTCTTCTTGCTCCGTGATAGGCGGACCACCCGCAACATTACCTAACACTCTATTGAGTTTAGTCTCCAATTCCTCATACGTCTTAAAGTTAGATGGGTCTAGGAACTCCTGTAAGGAATATTCCTTATTCCAAATCTCCTCAAGCTCCTCATCGTCCTTCTTCAGTGCCTTTGGTTGGTCCAATTCAGACTTATCATAGTTTGGCCATCCACCATCACCCTTCTTAACCTTAAGACGGAAGTTGGCACCTGTCCATAGGTCAAAGGGGTCGAAAGCGGTCTCATCGTCAAACTCAGGGAACATGGCATCGTTTAACTTGTCGAAAATCCTCTTACCATACCTGTAGAGGAAGACCTTACCTTCGTTATCAGAGTTGCCTGGGTCTTTCACAACATAAACGTTTGAGACATACTTGAGTCTGCGTTTTTGATTTCTCGCAATATCCTGGTTAGCCTTGACTTCTGTGTTCCACAACTGGGTGTTGTATTTTGAAACGGGGTCGTCCTTACCGATGGTCGTCAAGCTATTCTCAATATACCATCCGCCCGGACCCTTGAACCCGTGTTCCCAAATCCTGACCCAAGGAACTTCCTCACCAGACGGTGCAGGTAAGAACCTGATGACCGCACTACCGTTACCAACCTTATCCTTCGTTGGTGCCCATAGACGTTCATCCTTCTGGAAAGTGACCTTGTTTTTTGCGACTTCCTCCTTGAGTTTATCCAAGGAGTCTTTTCTTTTCTTCAATTGGGTAAATGTATTATTCATCTGTATTTCCTTTTATTCCTAGTATTTAAAATATGCAAAGTATTCACAATATAAGTAACCAATTATACACTATTGGCGTATAATTGGCAACTACTAATTTGAGATATTTGCTAGTTATTGTCTAGCGATTCGGTTCCGGGACCTAGGTTATAGACCCTTGAAAGAGTTCTGGTTTTTTGCACCTTCTCAACTTCTCTGAGAGCATCCTCAAACCTATTATTCAACTGCTCCATAACATATGGCAATTCTCTACCATATACATCAACAGCTTGCTTAAGTAACTCTGCTAACCGCTGGATACTCTCATCCACATCTGTAGGTGGACCTGAGACCGTTGGAGTAGTTTTCTCTACGGGCGTTGTAGGGACTACCGGAGTAGTTTCATCCACAACAAGTGTTCCGGTTGGTGTTCCAGTTGTTGGAACTGTACCTACAAGCAACTCATTTGCATAGACAGGTGACATTCCTACAACAAGGGATAATGCCAATGCTGGCACAAGCGTCTTCATCTCTTTCTCCTTTATATAGACTTCAACTAATTATAGTATATCGCACTTACTATGATATGGCAAGCAGTTTTTTAACGTTTTCCCCAACGTTTATGCCACAGATAACAATTCAATCTAGACACCTTTGTGACAATCCATTCCAGTAGTGCGTTATGCCAAAACCAATGTAATTTCAATTTTTGTATCATATCAAAACATATCATCGTTAGTCATGTGTGTTCTAAAACGTCCTTCATCAACAAAATACAATGCTTCTTCGGCATTGACCAACTTCTGTCTTAATTCGTCTATTTGACTCTTTAATGTGTTGTTTTCCTTTCTCACAAGGCTTAATTTCTCCTCAACTTCACCCATTCTTCGCTCCGCAAACTCTAATCTAGTCATCTTCTGGTCGATATCTTCTAACATTTGAAAGTCTCCTTCATTAACGATTTAAATTGCTTTTTATTGATTTTTAAGAAAGGTTCATATTTTAGCATTCTCCTTTGTGTATCGTTCCATAGAACATCGTGGTTTAATTGTTCATCCCATTGGTGGGCGAATGACAATAGCTTATTGATGATCACTAATGTCTCAAGAGTAATCTTTTGTTGGTAGTATAATTTGAGAAGTAGGGGGTGCTGTTGGTCTTTAGACTTGAAAAATTCATCAAATGACATACCCTTTTCAGAACCATATTGTTTAATAACTTCACAATCCATCTGGAATATGTAGGCAAGTTTCTCTTGTTTGTTGCGCCATTTTTCATAATTCTTTTCATCCAAATTACCTACCCACTTAATCTGGTCCTCAACGAAATTGGCAACCAGAAAATCCTTGATGTTGTCACCATATTTCCTGTTCAACCCAACAAACTGGAACCGGTGTTTACTCCTATCAAACGATTCCTTTGTCACTCTAGTCCGACCACCATACTTAAAAAAGTCATACTTGGTCGTAAAGTGTAGTCTTAATGCATTATAAAGTTGATATGTTTCAAAGGGTGTCATCTCACAAGAGCTTCAGACCCTCTGCTTCAATCTTGAGTTTTTCCTTGATCTTCTTGTTGACCAACTTCGCAGCAGTTTCAAATTCCAAACCGGTTTTTTCACAATGGTCTACTATCGCATCTATATGGTTGCACCGTTTCTGCAACACATGGGCTTCAATCATTTTAGAGAACTCCTTGACTGACTGTATTTTGAGTAACTCCTCAACCATCTCCAGAACTCCGCATTACGGTTCTCTTGGGTTGGTGAGGTTTCCCTGCAACCATACCACCCACGGAATCACGCACAATATCTTCTGAAAGGCCTTCTGGGAAATACAACTCACATGCTGACGTTGGCAAGTGAGCATGAAACTGGTGGTACTCGTTTGGTCTGACCAACGTAAAGTCACCATCAGTCAAGAACGTCCTGTCAACCAGGTCGTAGTCGTTCTTCTTAGTTACAATCTCCAGCTTACCCTTAAACACATAAAAGGCATTCCACTTGTGCTTGTGACAGTGCATTGAACAGAACCCACCATCGTTGATTTCAATTACGTGGAACTCTACCAGAGAGTTCTGGAGTAAGCATTTCGTGGAACCCCATACTTTACCTTGCTTATTCATCACCGGTTCCCCATGCGGAAGTAAACATATAGCCTCGTTCTTGCAATTTTTGAACAAAACGTTTATATCTACTTTTGCCCCTTACGTGGTAAGAGGAGTATTTGAATGGTTTTTCATATACTGTCACACAGTACATCACATCATCACTCACAATTAATTCAGTCGTAGTCATAATAACTTCACTCCTTATCTATAAAAAATATGGTCACCTATACGAGTAGTTTGAGTATACATTTTCGACCATAAAGGTTTCACATATGCAGCGTGATACCATCTAGCACCTTGAGTGATATCCTTCGTTACATAATATGTATGTAGTATTTCTTCAGAAATGTGTTGTGCCTTAGCCCATGCCTCCACTTCTCTGGGTGTGTCGTTCTTACCGTCACACCACCAAGTGAAGGAACACTTCCATTTAATAAGTTTCCCACGCCATGTACGTGCTTGTTTAACCACATCACATATGTTATTGGGGAAGTTTTTATCCACGACACGGTTGAGTGTCACAAATGCCACAGCCCTTTGACCATTTGCGGATTGGTTTTTTGCTTCGTGATACACATTCAGAGCAAGACATGATTTCTGTTCATCGTTAAAATTGACATTTGGAAGTGTTTCCCGTAAGGGAAATGATGTAACTTTGATGAGTGGTGCAGCATGAACTATAGGTTCACTATATGTGACTGGTTCAGGTTCTACTTGATTGAACTTCTGTTTCGCAGATATATAACCGCTTATCCAACCTGCAACATAAAACAACATAACTAAAAGAGCATAAACAAAAACTAATTTATTATTTGACATCTTTTGCCGACATAGTTGTTGACGTTATGAGTGGGAGAGATTTCTGTTGCCATGTATCTCCCCCAAGACACCGCTTACGTACATTTACGCAGCAATTGCAAAGTTGTCCTCTGCATTTATAATTGACATATAAGGCTGTCATACCATCTAACTCCTGAAAACTTTCTAACATCAGTCGAACCTAGCTTACGCTTTGCCCCCATCAAAAAAAGATTAGATAACTTCTTTTTCCACACCAATCTCCTTTTGGTGGAGGCAATAGGAATTGCACCCATGTCCTGATCGTCATAATGATCTTCTATCATCATCAGATACTTATATTTATAACACATACTCATTCATTTGGCAAGGGTTCATTATAACAATCAAACAATGTGCCCTTGTTGTAGAGATTATACATATACTCTTTGTGCATCTCAACAAAGATTTCCTGTAGGGTTTCGTCCATACCTTCTGCATTTTTATAACTCTCCATCCATGTGTTATGGAAAAGGAAGACCTTATCAACATGCCCACATACAAACTTCTTCAATTCATCCGGGTTCTTGGGGTCAGGATACACTGGTGAGGACTCTATGTTACCGAGATAGTCGTTCAAAAATGCCCCTGATAGTTTATATTCGGTGCCTTCAGATATCAAACACGATAGACCACTGGGGGCAGCAAAGGTTAAAGACCACTCTCCATTGTTTTTATGTAACCATGTTTTGAATCGACCTGTCATACCTTCCTTATTGCTTGCAGTTGCTTCAGTAATAAGGCTCTGTTCTTTTGATTCAGTCAATACCTGTTCTATAAGGTTTGTAGCTCCACATGGAACATTAAACTCCAATTGTGTATAAGTTGATTGTTCTGATTCGGGTGATTGTTCTGATTCGGGTGGTTGTTCTGGTTCAGTATCAACCAATTGTGCTACTTCTGGTCCAGTAGTAACCAATTGTGTTACTTCTGGTACATCTTTGGTTTCTGGTTCCTTAGAAAATAATGATGGCAATGAGTCAAAAGACTCGCAACCACCCAAAACCAAACAGAGGGTGAGTAGTCTAACTGTTTTTGTTGGGAAAGAATACATCGTCAAAGGTGTCTCTCACATGAATAAACTTGTGGATCCAATCATCACGAGATTCAATGAACACTTGAGGGTTATCATTCTCTACAGCAATGATTGTCACCAGTTGAGGAATGGATACCTTGGTACGTTCCTCAAACATAACCGCATATGCGGCTTCCTGCATGAAATACGAATGTACCCACTCTGGTTTCTTGGGTTTGCTTGCTGATTTGAAATCAATGATAGACAGTTTTTTGTCGTAGTATGCAACAAGGTCAACCCGACCTGCTGTCTTCAGGTAATCCGACCACAATACATACTCTTGTACGAGAACGTTTGAGATAGAGTTGTCTAAAATCGGTTTGATGGAGTTGAACAAAGCCTTAGTGGTAGGCATCCTATTTCGCAAATAGTTGGGTCGTTTGTCTAGATAATCCTCACATATATAATGAAACTCACTACCACGCTTCACAGCTTTTTGTTTGATTTTCTGTGCTTCAAACTCACCAACTCTTGCTTTCCATTTTTCTAACCCCTCTGATTTGATTGTTCCAAGAACAGTCGTCACAGACGGATATGTATCACCTTGTGGGGTGATATAGAACCTTTTGTTGTTTATGTTGATAGTGTCTAGCTTAAATTTTTCAAGTTGGTTCATAGTATATCTATATTTCGCTTATACCCCTTGTGTTCACATGACCGTGAGGGTGGGCTTTCTTTGCCTTGTTGAGGACTTCCTTCATACTGTTACTAACTTTTGTGACACCTAATCTAACAGGGTCACCGATATGCAGTCTACCGCAAACTTCTCGCATATGCTTATTTTTCTTAAGGTAGGCCTTCTTTTCTTCCAAGGTCATAAATTCCTCATGAACATTTCCAGTTTTTGTATCTTCAAAATCAAAAAATTTGTACATGTTTCACCTATAAAATATGGCCGTAACAATATCGTTACGGCCATATTTATACAGATTTTACTCTAGTACTTCTAGAACTTCTGCTTCTGCCGCACGATCACGAGCAACTTTCTCCTCGACCGTTGCGTCCAGTAGATCAAAAGCCTTCTTAGCACGTAACCTAGATTCCGTGCTTGAACTCTTAAGCAACCTACTCATAAGAAGTTTATTCGCTTCACCCATATTATACTCTAAGAGAGTATATGCTCTATATAAATGTCCAGACCTTCCGAGAACAACTTCTTTAACAGCATAACCAGAAACATCAACTTCAGCAATCACATTCTGAGTTACACGTTCAATTTCCGTAACAAGGATGCCTGTCTCTTGCTGACCGATTCTGGATACAAATTCTTTGGACTTAGATGACAATTTACCGTCAATCCTGTCCGCAAGAATCCTTTTCGCAGTTAAAAGAGATTTATCAACTGCTAACTGCAAATCCTTAGATACAGCAGAACCTACTGAGAAAACCGAAGTTTCATCTTCTGGCAGTTCTACGTACCAATCAGGTACTTGAGTTAGATTTTCATCTATGACATTCTGCTGCAGTTCAAGCAACGTAGGACCATAGTATGTTTGTGCTTCTGGACTTGCTGGCACATCTGAATCATCAATCACATTCTCATGTGTTGATGAACAGCCAGCTAAAGCCAAAATACACATTATTGGAACAAATTTATTCATGGTATATTACCTCCTTTACAATGTTCCGTTTCAAACTCTCTATCCTTTTCTTCTACTCTCACCTTTATCACCGGTGAATAACTGTAGACTGAAAAGGATAATACTACATCAGTTGTTTCATCCAACTTGACGGTATAATCATATACTAATTTTCCTGCTTGACTCATTTTACCAAAAAGTTAAATTGTTGTTAGTCATGGCAACACCCGGACTAAAATATCCGTGGCCATAAGGTTCAGAGCTTGGTTGAATTATTTGAGGACCATAGTTTGTATAAAAATGTGGTTCAATCCATGGCACATTATAATCATCATTAATCTTCATTGGTGTTACTGAGTTTACACTTGTTTGTGATGTTGTTGGGCAATCTTGAGTGGCTCCGCAAGATAAAACTGGTTGTTGAGTATTTGTTGAAGAAATTAGTTTACCATTCTTCCATTCACCGACGTATTTGTCCCCATTGGGAGAGGTCTCGGTGCCCTGCCCGTGTGCTTTGCCATCCTTCCATTTACCGACGTATTTTGTCCCATCGGGATAGGTAGCGGTACCCTCTCCATTTGGTCTACCATTTTTCCATTCACCAACATATGTGTCTCCGTTGGAAGCAGTTGTTACATTAAGGCTTAAGCAACTATTAATCCAATTCTTATAATTAGTGTCTTTACTACAGAAAGGTATCGGTGGTGTACTTTTTACTACTGGTGTCAATGGTGCCGCTTTTGGTCCGTTATTTTGGTTTGGATTTTCATCACAAACCATCTTTGACATATCGGTTAATGTTTGTGGAACAATAGCACGAACCGCAGCCGTTTTTGCTTTCGTTAATGCTCTTTCACAAGCTTCCGTTTCTGAAACATCAGGTCCAAAAGTATATGAACTTGACGTACTGTGCCATTCACCATTTATTTCTACATCCAATACAGCTAAACACCTTCGATGGTTTTCAAAATCATCTTTAGTGGAATATTGTATGTTTCGTGTTTGATTTATTGTACCCTGTAATGTAGTTTCGGTTTTTGATTTCAGAGAACACGGTGGTGTTTCTGCGAATACAGGCGAAACTACTGCAACACTACAAACTGCTGCTAAGGGTTTCCATAACTTCATTATATACTTCCGAATCTTATACTCTTGCTCTAGAGGCTCTCTTATTTTTTGCTCTCTTTTCTGCGAGTTCTTGCTGCCGAACCTTTTCATCTGTCCATTTAGCACTCTTAGTACCTTTGTGAGACATTTTCTTACCGTTCCATGATTTACTCATTATACCTCACATACCGTGCATAAGGGTTTCCATAACTTCATTATATACTTTCGTAACTTCTTCTCTTGGACGCCCTGTTTTCCACATAACCTCTTTGATAATATCAATATCACCAGGTCTGGTTTCTGCATACAGAGCATTAAGAATTGACTTTTTTACTTTGTCCATTTTATATGATAACACATAACCAGACTGTTGGCAAGGGTTTATCGTATCTGGTCATAATTACTAACTCCTGACTCCCAATCGTTTATACAACTTATTTCTAGAAATGACGTATAGAATACCCAAAAGAGCAAAGCTGCAATTGCGAACCATAGTAATACAGTATAGTTCATCGTCATTTCTTTACCTTTCTTGTGTATTAGACATAACGGTTTCTGCACCTTGGCTTACCAAACTACCAACAGTGTCACCTATCGCAGAGAACTGCGCTGGGTTTTCCTGCCAGAGATGGAAAATCAAGGCACCAAGGGCCATCCAAAAAATAGCCTTAAACATGGTACTACCTCCTCTAGTTATTGTACTAATTATGTTATCCATTAACCAGTTCTGGATCTTGAACTATTCCAGTGTGAATCCAATATTCCACGAGTTCCACTGCTTCTTCATTGCTTCTAGCATAAACTTTTGTAACAACATTAGTGCCTTCTTTAAGAACACACTGATACTTTTTTTTGTTTTTCTGGTCTACAGCTTCTTTAACTTCACCAGACCTTGTATTTTCTACCATATTTCTCTACCAATTTTGAGAGGGGTTGTCGAACAACGAGAAAGTTCCCGGGTCACCCTTCTCGGCTGCTTCAAGAATGTCTTCCCAGTATTCAGTAACATCACTGAATGAATCTGGGTCATACCCCTGAGAAAGCAACTCCTGACGTTCCTCGTCAGAAAGCCCCATCATAGGGTATTCCTTTTTCTTCTTGTATTCGGAAAGTTTGATAATTTCAGCTGTCATTCTAATACTCCATATCTAGCTTATCTTTCATATAGTCTTTCACGTAGTCCTCATCACTTTGGCCCATGTCATGGAGTTCATCCATCTTAGCAAAAGCGTTTTCCTCTTTGAACTTAGGTTTCTTTGTCGTCGTTCGGTATGAAGGCTTTCTTGCTCGCTTCTTTGACTGCCTTGTTGAACGGATGGAACTGGACAATTTCAATGCGCCCATCACTTTCCTCCCTGTAATCAATAATCTCATTTTCTTCTAAGTGATTTAGAACAAACTTCACGCCACTTGCCCAACTAAGTATCACGCAAAAGACGAGCGTTATAATAAACAACCATGCGGGTATCATATTCTTCTCCTATGAATATGGTGTAATTTCTATGTAAAATATCCCATAGATACCCAAAGCAATAAGGGCTAGGGTTATGAATACATAAGCTGTGTAAACTGTTGCAGTTACTTTAATCATTATTTATACTATGGCATCGGCCATTTGACCAAATGCTCCTCAGAAAAAGTGGTTTTTAGGCCCGTCTGTATACCCTTCTCCACAAGGTCTTTGACATCCTGTATCGGACACTCCTCTGTGGGAACGTATGTGCGGGGTGGGGAGTTCTCATCGGTCCACTTGTCTAGACCATTGAGAAAATCGTTGATACCTTCAAGGGGTATATCTGCGATATTATCCGCATCCGATACGGATAGGACATAATCTACAGTTGACTGAGGTATCTCTTTATAATCATTATAAATGTAATCCATTTGGATTTTCACTCTCTTTCACTTAATTAGGCGAAGGTTACTAAACCGCCATCCTCTAGTTCGGCCTTGATGTCCTCGATATCGTCGTATCCACCCTCGGCCTCGCCGTTTGCGACGGCATCCC